GTCTTATTGTGAAATTTATCATGGTATAAATCCAAACTTAATAGCACGTCCTTAAAGTCCTTCCATGCCGTTGCTTTTAATGCGGTGAAAGTATCACGAACCAAGTCTATTTCCATCCCTGTATAAAGTAAACAGAAGTCAATTAGAAAGTAGATAGTAGCATAGGTCTTTCCGCTCCGTGTACCGCCTTGTAAAAGGATTATTCGTTGCTCGTTAATCTTATCGTGTAAGTAATCAAAGTTAGGATTGGCTTTCATTTGACTTCATAAACGGTGGAAGTTCTTTTTTGTGAACCTCAACATTTGCGTTTACTTCGGTTGGGATTAGTTTAGCTGCTATCTTGTAAAACTCAGTAGGGTTCTCTTTTCCCCATGATAATAGGTTTGCTTTCGGGTCGGCTTGTAAATCATCAAACACCGCTAAAACGGTTTCTTTCACCGTCCGAGTTAATTTATTTGGAGTGCCTTTAACCTTGCCGCCTATTTTTTGATGTCCTTTCTCAAATCCCATTGTCCACTATTTTATACTATTTTAGTGCAAAGATAAAATAAAACATTAACTAAGTCTTATCTATCTGTTCCAACTTCCTTTGTGCCCATTCAATCCCAACACGTCCTCCCCAAGCGTCTACCATCAACCCTCCGCATCCTTCCTCATAAGGCACATCCTCATATTGCAAGTGCCTTGCAAAACTTGCCATTCGTGCTATCGTATCTCGGCTAATTGGTTCACGTTTTGCTAACTGGTTTGCTCTTGCCCATCCGACTGGTGTTCCGCATCCTTTTGGGTTTCCGCTTTCATCTCTATACTTCAATGCACGTTTAGCGTTCTCGGTTGCGGCTTTCGGGTAGTCGGTGTACGTTTCAGCGTTTGAGATTTCTTTCTGCGCTTTCAAGTCATTAGCATGGCTGTATAAACAAAGTCGGTATCGTTGCGCTTCGTCTTTGTATTCGCTGACCATAACATTATCACTCATGCAACGCTGCATGAAATCGTCTTTGCTTTCGTTGGTGTTTGGTTTAGGTATTGGCATGGGTCAAAAATACAAATCTAAACTGAAATAAAAAACCGCACCTTTTTAGGGATGCGGCTTAATTTTGTTTTGATTAGAATAGTGACTGTTGTAATTTTTCGACCTCTACCGATTCGACATTTCGTTTAGCCGTATCAAAATAGCTTTCTTTTAATTCAAATCCTATTCCTTTGCGTCCCATCTTAACCGCTTGGTAAACTTCACTACCTATTCCTAAAAACGGAGTAAAGATAGTTTCGCCCTTGTTGCTCCAAAGTGCTATGCAACGCTCAATAATATCAAGTTGCAAAGGTGCGATGTGCTTTTCGTCTTTCTCATTTCGTGCGCCTTTGTAATTGTTTAGAACATTAGTTCTTTTAATATCCATCCAAACGGGACTTGCCCACTTTTGCCAAGTATTCAAATCAAAGTTCTGTTTTGTTTTATTGGTTACTGGTGTCCATTCGGCTTCGTCACCCTCCCACTTTCTAAATATAGTGATGTACTCAGGCATTCCTATTCCGGTGTAAGTGCTATCGCTAGTAACTTGCTTATAAAGTAGTCGCTGTGTTTTGGTTCGTTGCATTTCGAGTACAGGGTCAATCCAAATAGTAACTTTCGAATGGTATTTAAAGCCTGCCTGCTCCATTGCTCTATGATAGGCTCCAGTAAAATCCCACATTCCACTAAATCCACTACTGTTTTTGTAACGTGCCAAGTCTTTGCTGTGTACGCAAACTAATCTCCCCGGCTTAACTATTCGATATAGTTCCTTTAGTAAATAGGATTGTTGTTCAAAGAACTCTTCATCAGATATGCAGTTACCCATGTCACGAATATTATCTGAGTATGTAAATAGCGTAGAAAACGGAGGACTAAAAACAGACAAGTCAATGCTGTTGTCGGGTACTTCTTTAATCAAGTCGATGCTATCTCCATTTATAATGTGATAGTTATCTCCTTTTGCTTCACGTCTGTTATAGTCAAACTTTAGGGAGTACTTCTTTTCGTTTACGTTTTTGGTTATATGCTCCATCATTTTGTTAAATTGGTTTTGTTTATGATTAATAGTGTTAATTACATTTGTCATTGTATCGGTTGTGATTAGCCAAATGTTAACTTCTTGCTTTTGTCCGAAACGGTAAGACCTGCGAATGGCTTGGTAAAGTCCTTCAAAACTAAAGTCGAGGGCTGCAAAGATTTGATTTCTGCAATGTTGGTAATTTAACCCAAATTGAGCTATCTTCTTTTTGGTTATCAAAACTCTAAATTCACCGTTTGCAAATCCGAGTAGCTTCTCTTCTTTTTTACTTGGATGTTCGCTACCTCTTACGGCTTTTGCGTCCGGGATTAAATTAACCAAGTAATCTTCCTCCTCGTTTTGGTTAACCCAAATAATGAACGGTTCGTTTGATTTGTTTACAATATCAATTACTAAATCAAGTCTAGGTAGTAAAGTCAATCGAAGTTCTTTATTAAACTCAGTAGCGTTTACGCTTGTTTCGTTGAATAGTTGACCGTTTGACTTCTTATCAGTAATTACGGTTTTTTCAAAGAAGTTAAGCGATGGCAAAGTATAATCATTAGCATCAAATCCAATATCAGCAGGCGAACGCAATACACTTGCCCAACTTGCTATCCATGCGTAGAAATCACCTTCAGCATGACCTTTTAATCTGTAATTGTTCATACCCTCATCACGAACAAACCAACGCATTCGCATGTCGTTTGCATCCATTACGTCCAAAAATTCCGAGTGGTTACCTATTTCGTTTAAGTCGTTTGGCGCAGGCGTAGCGGTGCAAGCTAGTTTGAATGTAGTTTTTGCAAACTTCTCTATAATTAGATTTTTGTAAACTCCCGTAAAGTTTTTCAGGATACTACTTTCATCGAGAATAACGCCAACGTATTGTGAGCAGTCTATGTTTTCGAGTTGTTCATAATTGTTAATGTCAATACCTGTTAAGTCAACTCCGAATTTAGTAGCCTCTTTAATAGTTTGACCTTTTACGGCTAAAGGTGCGAGAATTAATACTTTACCTCCGGTGTGTTTACTAACTTGATTTGCCCATTCAAGTTGCATTAAAGTCTTACCAAGTCCGCAGTCTGCGAAGATGGCATACTTACCTGCTTTTAATGCACGTTTGACAATGAACTTTTGAAACGGGAATAGGTTTTTGTTTAATTCGCTTTCGTCAATATCAAATCCCGATATTACGATGTTTTTTTGTTTCGACTTTAGAAAGTCTAAATACTCTGTTTTCATAGTTGGTTTGGTTTTGGTTAATTACTTAAGTGCTATTGATTTTATTTTTGCGTATGCTTGGTCTGCTGTTAATGCTTGTACGGTTATCCCATTAAATGTGTAAGTGTTCATAGTAGTTTGGTTTAGTGATATGCAAATATAACTTTTTAATTTTCACACTTCCAAACTTTTTTTAAAGTTTTTTTAAATATATTTTCCGTTTGCTTAATCATTCATTAACCGCAAAAGTGCGGCATAATGCACATTATGTCATTCTTCTTCGGGTTCGGTTACTTCTTCTTTGTCAATATCATCTACTGAATAATCAACCTCATAGACTTGGATAAATTTAACCCCGTCCTCAATAGCTTCAAATGTTAATAGCTGTGGCAGTTTTAAGTCTTTAACCTTTCGGAGTGCGTCTTTGTAGGTTGGGGCATAAACCGCTATGCTAGTACCCTCAAAGTTTTTCCAGTCGATTATCTCAAAAGTCCATTGAAATAGTAGTTCTGCCATCTTATAAAACTTTACCGTCAATAATAGATTTGTTGTACACCTCAAACTCGCCACCCTTTAAAACCTTAATCACCGCAAATCCTAAATTCCACTCATTCAAAGTTAAATAGTCAGGGTTCAGTTCGCAAAGGCATCCAATCACAAAAGTGCCATGTACTTTTCCGCTTATGTTTGTTTTAAGCATCGTTTGCGTTTTGTGCTTATCACCGCAAATTGTGCTTTCTCCCGAACGTAGCCATAAAGTCCGAGCAGCATTAATACCTCCGCTACCTTTGTACTCGTTGCCATGTATGGCGTAAAGTTTGCCAATCTTCATTACTTGGTTGTTCGCTATCCAAGTAATCCCACGCTCACCAAGTCGCAGAATAGTTTGAAGTCTAAACTCTTGCATGTCTAATATCACTGGTGCTTTCACCCTTAGGTATCGCTCCCATCTTAATTCATGATTGCCCTCCTTATAGAATATTTTTGCAAGTGGGAAGGTCTTTTGAAGTATGTCTAAAAAGTTACGGCATATCTCAAACTCATAAGCCAAGTCACGCTTCTTAGGGTCTTGTTCATGGAAACTAGCTTTGTGCATATCCATAATATCCCCGAGTAAAAGAATGGTGTTTATATTTTCTTTTTTGCCGTAGTCAAGTGCGAGAGTTAGTGCTTTGTTATTTTGGTAGGGCAAATGAACATCGGATAAAACTAAAATGTTATTGTTAGCCGTTGGCATCTTATAAATCACGCTTGGCTTTTCTTCGCTTTCGGGAAGTCCGTATGGATTTTCCCTAGTGAAATCACTTTCCATTGACAAGTTTGGTGATGTAGGTTTTCTGGTTTTCTTACCACCTGCGCCAGTATAGTGTCTAATAACGGTTCTTGCGTGTTCGGCATCATTAAAAACTAATGGATTTTCATTAAACATTTTCTCGGCTAAAGTATTCTTGCTACTATTAGGAAACTTCTCAATATACTTCATTGCGATCATTCCTAGTTGTGTTGGCTTTGCCATTGGCTGGTTTATTTAATTATGGCGAAATTACCGTAATTAATTATAAAAATAACTTTGAATTATTCTAACAAAATCATCAAATGTATAGCAAAGTTCGTATTTATAGCCAAATAACTTGCATTGCTTATCAAATTCTTTTTGCGCTTCACTTTGTACGCCCTTGCCAAACTTCATTTCAATAAACAATCCGTGATAGGTTTTGGAAGGATACATTAGAAATAAGTCAGCTACTCCTGCAAGTGCACCCTCACGTTTTAATATCGTGGCTGTTAGTGCATTTCGTTTTCCACCGTTTGGAACGCTAAATATAGTCAGTTTTGGATATTGCATCCGAAAGTATTTAACGCATTCGATTTGGAGTTTGCTTTCGTTATTCGCCATGTTCAAATCTTTTTTTACGTGCTTTGCTAATTGCGCTTTTGTAAGGTTCATCATTTCCCCAATCTTCATCACCCCCAGCACACCAAAAAAAACCATAACTTTCTTTTACTAAATTACAAAATGGGATTGTTTGTATTTCTCCTACTTCATAACCATTCCAAAATAAAGACTTCAAAGGTTTAGCGCTTGGCATCCCGTCAAAAATAATCAAAGGTTTTTTAATATTGGTTACAAAGCTATTCCACTTTTTAGCATCAACATCGCCAAAGTGCTCATGCTTTACTTCACCATAAAAGTCATACTTTGGGAAATAGAAGTCCGGCAGGTATTTGTAACCGTCAAACTCAAATCCTTCCATTTCGTAAACGTACTCAATACCAAGTGACTTAAAGTAAACCGCCCAACGTGCTTCCAAACGTGACCGGAAGTATAAATTATCAAAGTGTGTGTTTATTGCTTTCATCAGAATGGTGTTTTTTCGTTATCAATTTTTTTTAGGTTTGGCGCAGGTGGTGGTGTATCACCAACAAAAGGCAATCCATCTTCATCAATTTTAAAATATACTTTGTCAATCGGGAAGCCTCTTGTATAGCTAAATGTAACCTGAGCCATATCGTCAACTATTGCTAAGTTGCAAACGGTTTCTGCTTTCTTTAGGATGCTACTTCCTAAGTGTCCGGTTGCTTTGTTCGTGTAGCTGTTTTGGTGGATAATAGTCATTAGGTGGAACTTCTTATCATCAGTCCATTTCATAACCTTTTGAATTAATAGGTTAGTTTCTTTCAAGTCATTGAAATCTGCAACCAAGTCAGCAAGTCCATCTATCACCATTAAACCGATATTGTCTTTGTACTGACTTTCGTACACCAAGTAATCAATAAACTGAATACGCTCTAAGTGGCTGTAAGGTCTAAGCGCAAAAGGTTTATAAAAGTCGGGATTACCTCCGCACATTTTAGGAATACGCTTAAATACATTTTGAGCGTGCCATTCGCCTTGCTCGGTGTCTATGTCAATCACAAACTGCCCACTATCTCTATGCCCTTTGATGTGACCTAAGTATCTATCAGACTGCCCACCAACATAAGCAGAAACTAAAAGCGATTTGAAAAATGTTTTTCTAGACTTTGACGCTCCGACTATTGCCGAAAAGTTACCATAAGTACCAAATGAAGTTGGATAGTTATTGCCTCCTGTGGTGTGATAACCGATTGAAATAGCAGGTTTCGGATAGTCTAACTTTTTAGACACATCAACAAATGCTAAATTAAATATCTGTTGTGGCAAAGATAATTCCGCTTCTGGTTGTGTTGGAATTTCTTTTGGTGAATAGTTTGCTAATTTTTCAACTGCTGTAAATTCCTTTGTAGCGTGTAGGTTTGTTTTCCGGTAGGCTGACTTGACCGTTTGTTCAATTTCCTTTTCGGTGAAATCCTCTTGTTGGTATTGGTAGCAAAAATAAAGTGCTTCATGTTGACTTACTCCGTACTCGTTAAAAGCAGAAGCCAAAACAAATATATTATGGTTTCGGTTTCCGGCTGTCATTTGATACTTACCGCTCCACCACTTAAAAAGATTTTGAATTATTATGCTAGTATCTTCAATCTTTATTTCGTTGTGGTAAATAGGACGGTCTGCGCTTTTCGGTTCTTCCACGTATTCTGTAAACTCAGTAGCGTCTTTGTTTATGTAGATATTCGGGTCACACGATAAAAAACAAACTCGGCTAATGTTTTTATTTTTCGGGTCAAGTTCGGGATGATGCTTTTGAAGTCCTCGATAATATCCGGCAAACCTTGCAAACTGCTTTGGTATTCGTGCTAGTGCTTTTACTCCATCACCGTTTGGCGAAACAAATGCAGCATAGATATACGGCTTTTTGGCTAATTCTTTTTTTGTTGCTTCTACATCTGCTAAATGGTCAAAGTCAAGTATTGCCAATCCGCTTAGTGCTTCGCAATGTTCATCAGTTCGGTTTGTGAATGTTCCGGCAAATACGATGGAAGGAAGTTCCGACTTTAGTTTACGGTTTAAC